TGTGCCTGATTTACGTTCAGCAAATAAAGGCATACGAGCATCATTTTGACGCATAAAATTGTTATCTACTGCGTCGGCTTGAGCTTGGGTTTGGTTTTCAAAATAATCTTTTCGTTGTTTGTATAAATCTGTTGGTATTTTACATAACAATAAACCGCCAATCTCAATTCCGTCTTTAAACCGAGTGTTTGGCTCCGTTTGATGTAAAAATTCTGGATGATCTGCTAATTTACAAATCTCCATTCCTTCTCTAAATTTTTTAGCTACATTCTTTGCGTCGTAGGAGCCATTTAGAGAAACTCGTATCCAATGAAAATGATATGCTGGATCAAGATTCACTATATTAGGGATACCTCCAGAAGGTGCCCACTTCTTCACACGTTGTGTTGTGTTTCTGTTTTCTGCTTCTCTGGGTGTTTTTTTAACTTCAGCCATTATACATTACCCTCCAATTTTAATACTTCTTTAGCATACTGTTCTGGTGTAAGCTTAAATTTTTTCGCTAATGCTGCTTGACGATGATTTAGTACCAGCTTTTTAGATGCAGTACTCCGCTTTGCAGGAGCTACCACCGTGTTTGGGGCACGTTGGTTTTTTGATTGCTCTTCTGTTGTGTCAGCAAAAGAATCTGGGAATCTCTTTTTCATAGTTTTGTCTATGATTTGGTAGTATTCATCCGTACCAATATATTGACTTCCGTGTTGTTCAGCTAATTTTTGGTGTACCCCCATTGCAGCGTAGGTCATTTCAGGGTCTTTTTGAAACCATGAATTACGAGAAGCCCAATCTGCGTATTTAGGGTCTACAGGAGGTTGATCCTGTATTTTACTTTCAGGTACTTTTACATCATTTTTACTGTTTTGTAAAGTAGGTACCGTATTTTCAGCTTTATCTAGTTTTAAAGTAGCTTTAGTTAATTTCTCTTGAGCTTGAGCAATGGCATCATTGTCATAACTTTCTAAAGCGTCTTTATATTCCTTTTTAGCTGCTCCTAATTCTAGTTCAGCCGCAGCTTTATATGTAGAGATATAATTTTCTTCCCCTTTTGATAAAGACTCTTTTAGTTTTTTATTTTCCTCTGCGTAATAATTAGCTAACTTCATAGCTTCAGCGTTCTCTTTTTGGAATCGCTCTTTTTCACGCCTTTCATCATGGTAAACTTTTTTTGCCTGTCTAATCCGTTCTTTAGCCTTTGTGGAATATTCTTCTAACTCATCATTTTCCAAATCATCCACTACTTCTTTTGGCATAGGAGTTTTATCTTTATCCTCTTCAGGAGTATCATCTACAATCTCTACTTCTAATTTTTCTGTTTCCTCAACTATTTCTTTATTTTCTACTTCAGACATTTGTTTCTCCTTTAAACTCGTGAAATCCCTCTAGGATCGTCAACTACTGCTTCTACCGTGTCATCATTAATTAAACGAAATTCTCGACCATGTATCTTTAACCTAGTTCCTGAATGTGGACGAGCTAAAATAAAGTCCCCTTTTTTACACCAAGGACCGCTGGGGTATCTTTCTTTATCTTTGTAACAATCAGGGCCTAGTGCGATAACAAAAAATACTGTGGCTAATATTTCTTCATACTTTAACGTTTCGTCTGATTTGATAATGCCGCTATCGTATTTGTTTTGTATTTCAGGAAGATTTACTAAAATATGATATCCACTAGGGACAGGAAGTTGTGTTGCTTTTTCTTTCGCTGTTTTTGGTAGGACAGTTGCTGCTAGACTATCGGGATTTGATCCGACTAAAATTTCACTCATCTTGGAACTCCATGTTTTTAACGAGGTCTTTAATATATACCTCTATGCTGGTGAGTCCTCGTATTTCACCGCAAATTTTGCTATATTGTATAAAATCTGCTGCTGCCCCATCTATTAATACCCTAGACAAACTTTGTTGTCTTTCCGCAATATACTTTAAAATTGTCTCTTCTAAAGATAGCATTATTTACCTTTCTTAATAGAATCTAAACCAGCTTTAAAACCTTCTGATTCTTGTTTACGATTTAATTTTTCCATTTCTTGTTCGTGTTTAGCAGCGAGATTAGCTCCTGCTATTTCAATTTGAGAATCTATTCTTTCTTTTTCAACCTCAACACGTTCTTGGTCGATCTGTAATTGTTTCTGCCTTGCTTGAGCGTCTAATAAATCTTTAGCAACTTTACGTTCTTGTTCAGCTTTCTTAATTGCTAACTCTTGCATTTGCATTTGAACAACTGGATCTTTTAATTGTTCTTGGTTTTCTTGTTGTTGAGCTTCTTGTAAATTCTGTTGTAGTAGTATTTGTGAAGCTTCTGCTGCTCGTTTAGATATTTCAACTTCCATTTCTTTTGGTATTACGATCTCTTCATCTTCTTCATAATTAGGTAGCGTTACACCCATTGTTGCTTCCATCTGTTTACGATACTCAAACCCTAAATGTTCAGCAATATGGGCTTGAAGTTCTGCCATCATTTGTTGTGCTTGAGGGTTTTGAGCTAAAGTAGCTTGAACTTTGGGGTCTTGCATAGCCATTGAATGAACTTGAATATGGGCTTGATGGTCTTGATAAAGAAACGCTTTAACAGGTTTTAACATAAGTACATTTTGATTTTCAGTAATTGGATCACGAGGTCTTACATCATCTTCCATTGGAACTAATTTCTGATAATTGTGTATTCCCATCACATCTAACATCTGCCTATGTAGTAAAGGTAAATCATATAATTGAGGTGCTGTTTGAGCTAATTGCAAAACTGCCTGATACTGAACAACTTTCTGCGACATGGTTGCCGCATTAGGATTAGATACAGGTATTACATCACATTGATCGTAATCGGATTGTTTAATTTCACGATCCCCTGTTGAAGGTTGATATCCATAATCAGAAGGAGTGTAGTCTCTTATAATACTTTTAAGCAGTCGTAATTCTTCTTGCATTGAGTAATGAATACGGGCTTGTACCGCAGACATAATCTTTAGAGTTCTTTCTAAAATAGCAAGTGTTGTACCAACAGGTGCTTGAGCAGACATATCACTAACCTTCATGTCTGCCGCACTAGCAAATCTTCTACCTTCTTCAATGATTTGATTCATCAAACCAGCTAATACTTGAGAAGGTTCTTTATATGGTAGTGGTAAAATATTTTCTCGAATAGACCCAGAAGGTACATCTACATCTCTAAATTCGCCAGGAGTTATTGGGGTATCATCTCCTTTAACCCTCAAGCCTCTTGACTTTAACCCTCCTGGCAAGTTCGACAATGTACCAGCATCTACAAGTTGTCGCAATATCGAAGTACCCGATTTAGCATAGGCTCCAATAAGGTGGATTAACCCAAAACAGTAAAAACCAAACCCAGGAACATAACCATAGTGTACAAAATGGTTACGTTTTGTATTTAATTCATCTTCTTCGTTCCAATTTCTACGGATAGACAATACTTGTTGACTAGCTTTGTCTACTGTTACTATGTAAGGAAGAGCTATTCCAGTCGGTTTACCATCTTTATCTACATCTTCATAGCCTTTTAAGTTTAAATTAACTTGTATTTCTAACAACTTATATCTATCATCTGTTGTTGCTCGTAGCCCCATTTTTTCTGCTACTTGTTTCTCTACATCATCTAGTGTGTTATGAGGCGTACCTAAATCTATATCTCTATAAAACCCTTCTACTTGTAATTTTCTTACATCATTCTCTGTTTTCCGCATAATATGAGTAACACGTTCTGCGGTTTGTAAATTTGATGTGCCAAAGGGTACAACCACGTCTTCGGCTGGAACAAAAAGAGCAACTTGTCTGCCTAAAGTTGGATCGTAATAAACTTTTTTAAATGCGTTACCCGCTAAACCTAATCCCCACAACATACGCTCGTGTTCTGGACGATATTCCAACATTTCTTCAGTTAACCGATAATTCATATCAGTTTGTACTCTTTCTGAAGCGTTCTTTTTTTCTTGAGTTTCTTTACCAATAATTTTAGTTTTAACTGGACCTGCGGCTGGAAATGTTTCCATAATTGTTTCTGATTGAAACTTGACTAACGCTTCTGATAGTAATGGGTGTGTTACTCCACATGCTCCACTCCACGGTTCAGTCCGATTTTCAATCTTCATACCTAATAATTCTAAGCCATCAACATAAGTCATCATCCATTCTTTACGAGAAACTACATCTTCTTCATAACAACCTAATAACTCGTTAGCCATACTAGATAATTCATCTTCAGATATTTCTTCAGCTAAATTTGCCCCAAAATCTTCGCCTTTCATATCATCTTTACTAATTTCTAAAATATCTACACCACCAATCCCCACAGTTACTGATTCAGGATCTTCTAT